ACCAGACCCGCTTTTTTACATGAAAAGCAACCCTGACGACTATTTTTTTAAGAACCTTACGGCCACGCAAATATTCGGCAAGGTGGCCGAAAACGTCGGCGTACGTGTCGGTAAGCTGGCAAATACGGCCGCGGTATTGCCGCCGCTGTATTACCAGGGTGCCGAAGGGGATAAGGTGCTAGTGGACGCCCTGGCGCGCACGGCTGCGCTTAAAGCGTCGAAATGGTGGTACCGATATAACCCGGCCATGGTAGACGAAGGGCTTACCATGTTTGAACAAACGGTACCCGCGCTTATATGGGCCTTCCAGCGTGGCGTTAACCTGGAAAGCGCCGACTTTTCCGAAAGCGTCGAAAATATGCGGAACGTAATCAAATTAGTGAACCGCGAAAGCGGTAAGGTGGTAACGAAGGTTAACGCTAACTTCGTCATGCGCTTCGGTAAAATGACCCACTTCGAAGAAGTAGACAAAGACGAAGCGGCGAATATGGAACGGAAGGCGGCCCAGCTGCTGGCCGATAAATCTATAATACAATCATCTATGAGTATGGCAGGCGTAAACCCTGGTAATATGGGGCAGTTTTACAGCGGCGACGTTATTTACGTAGAAGAACGGTATACACAGTTGCTAGGGGCTTATTACATAACCAGCGTTACGCAGACCTTCGAAGACGGCGGCATCATACGCTTATCTTTCGACCTGGCAAAAGCACCACATATCCCGGACATTGAATACGAAGACGCTACCGAAAACCCGAAAAAGAAGGCCAGCGCTAAAAGTACGGAAGCAGGCACGGGCGTACAGCAATCATACAGCCCGGAAGCGCAAAAGGTACTGGCACAGTATGGCCTGGATGGTGTGGCTGCTGAAAGCGAAGCGAAGGCGACAGAAAGCCGCGACGCAGCGCTGGCAGATTATAAAAAAGCTATTGAAGGGGAGGGGTAGTCGTGCAGGATAAAGCGCTGCAGCTGCTGGCCGAATTACAAAAGCTACCACAAAGGGGCCAAGGCGTTACCGGGCTGCGTACGGTTACCGTAGCGACCGCCGAACCCGTTACCCTGGTATTCGAAGGCACGCCGCTGGCTATCGACCTGGACGTATTCGAAGTGCCTGCCGAATTCCTACCGCTTCGTACGGACGATAAACTGCTGGCCTTCCCGTTGGTTACGCAGGGCGCCAGCAGCCGCTGGGGACTTGTGGCAAGGCTAACGGGCGGCAGCGTGCTTACGGGCGTTATGATGGACGCCAGCAGCCTTAAAATAGACGGCCTACAGAAGACCTACCAGGCCGCAGAACTGATACTGCCCCAGGCCGTCGTAATACCGCCTTCCACGATCCGGGCGCTGCAGGCTGGGGATAAGGTAATACTGGCCCCCACCTGGAAGGACGGGGCTTTAAAATACGCCGTTCTTAATACGCACGTGTAAAGGGGGTACCAAACATGCCGAAAATGCCCGTATTCGACTGGGAGCAGGGCGAATTCCTGGTGGACAGCCAGCGGAACGTCGTAACCGTGGAAGACGGCCCAGAAGCTATCGAACAAATCGTAATAAAGGCCCAGCAGACGCCGCGCGGGGCCTTTTTAATTTATGCCAGCGAAGATTCCGACGCCGATCATAAATACGGAAGCGACGCGAAAATCATACTGGCAGCCGATATAAGCAGGGAATCGCGGGTCGTCGAACTGCAGTACGCCGTCCGGGAATCGCTTATATATGACCCGCGCATTAAAGACGTGACCGACGTAACCGTAATCAAATCGGATACGGATTACGCGGACATAAGCTGCACCGTGTCCCATATCTACGGAAGGAAGAAAATACAGGGGGTGAATACGTGATGGCTAACGAAATCTTTTTACCGCGCTTCGAACAGGCTGAAAGCACGATACTGCAGCGTATGGTGGACGCGCTAAAAGCGAAGAACTGGCACGCCGAACCAGGCGACTTTATGCACGACGCCGTTTCCGCTGTACCGCTGGAAATTAAGCAGCTGCAGGTTAACCAGGACACGCAGCTTAAAGCGGCTTTCGGTTTGTATGCCGAAGGCGAAGACCTTGAAAACAAAATGTACGACGTAAACCTTACCGTAATCGCGGCGACGTACGCGAAGCGCAGCCTAGACATTACGGGCAGCGTCGGGGTTAATATCCCCCAGGGCCATAGCCTTTTTACCGTTGTAACTGACGCGAACGGCAATACGCTGGAATTTACCACGGATACGGCGCTGGCCTTCATTGGAACGGAAACGAAAGCCGTAACGATAACCGCCAAGCTGGCCGGGACGGCTGGGAACTTCGCAACGGGTGCCCAGTTTATCCTGTCCCCGTCTATTCCTGGCATATCGCTTATCGTGGACAACGGCGTAACCGTCGCGGCCCGTAATGAGGAAACCGACGAAGAAGCCCGCGAACGGTACCTATTCAAGCGAAGAAACCCGGACACCGGGGGTAATAAAAACGATTATATACGCTGGGCGCTGGAAGTCGCAGGCGTCGGGAAAGCGAAGTGCATACCACGTTCGAACGGTAACGGTACCGTAAAAGTGTTACTGGTAGGCGCGGACTTCCTGCCAGCGGCGGCCCTTGTCGTTACCGCCGCGCAGGATTACCTAGACCCCGGCGCCCTGGGCCTAGGGGACGGTAAGGCCCCGGCGAACGCAGCCGTAACCGCTGCGGCTGCAATCGGTATAACGGTGGACGTAGTTGTAACCGGGTTAACTGTCATGGTGGGTTACGATGTGCCAGGCGTTACGGCGGCTTTTGAAGACGAACTGGCTGCATACCTGCGCGAACTTGTTTTCGTGGAAGGGGCGAAGGTATCGTACAAGCGTATAAGCGCCCTGCTTACTTTTACCGAAGGCGTGGAAGAATACACGACCCTAACAGTTAACGGCGCCACGGTGGACATTATCCTGGGGGCCGAAGACGTGCCAGTTATGGGGCAGGTGACCACGTAATGCGCACGGTACGTACGGAACGAATGATAGGCCAGGTACCCGACTATTACCAAAATTCGCAGGTATTCGAAGACCTACTGGCAGCCGCTGCGGGGGAACTGGATACCGTGGCAGCTAACGACGCCGATCTACGGCTGCAGTTTAGTGCGACGACGGCAACCTGGGGGCTGGAATACTGGGAAAAGGAACTGGGTATCCCTATTATTCCTGCGGACAGCTACGAAATACGCCGCAGCCGGGTAGTGGCAAAAGAACGCGGCCCCGGTAACTATAATGCGGATTTAATAAAATCGGTCTGCGAAGCATTTAGCGGCGGCGAAGTGGCCGTAACGGTAAACGTCACGGCGTATACGATTACGGTTACCTTTATCGGCGCGCGTGGAATCCCGGAAAACCTGGAAGACCTTAAAAACCAGGTGGCCCAGGTAATCCATGCGCATATCGAACCGCTGTACGCATTTACGTACCTTCGGTGGGAAGAATTAGACGCAACGCCGAAGACGTGGGACGAAATCGACGCCCTGGTTATGACCTGGGATGAATTCGAAGTATGGCAGCCATAAAAAAGGGGGTATAGACAAATGCCTACATTTACACCAAAGCTAGGTTTACCGAAGCCGTTAGGTACAGAAAACGTAAACAGGGCGAACCATAACGCCCTGGTAGACGCGATAGAAGCAGGGGCCGCTTCCCAGGCCGACCTGGACACGCTGGAATTAAGCGTTACAAATCACATAGGCAGCGGTGGCGCTGCGCACGCCACAGTTGTTGCTGGCGGTGCGTCCGGGTTTATGACGGGCGCAGATAAAACAAAGCTGGACGGAACGGCTGCGGGGGCTGGTACAGCGAATTCGGCTACCGATGCGGTAATAGGAAATCGAACAATCGACGATACGGTGGCCGCAGCCGCTGCCGCAGACACGCCGACCCGTTTGTGGTCTAAATTGGCGTATATGATTAAAGCTATTACGGGCAAAGCGAACTGGTACACGGCCCCGGTAAAAAATATAGAGCAGTTGAACACTGAAAAAGCCCCTTTAGATTCCCCGGTGCTTACTGGGACGCCAGCGGCCCCTACGG